AAGGATGACGATCCCCGCGCCACGCGAGCAATTGTGGAGAGCGAACCGACATGACCATCACACATATACGCATGGTCCCGTACGCGGGACAGCAAGTCGAGCGCAAGTTTGACAACACCAAGCTTGTCGCTCTCAACACATGTCCAACATGGGGCATCATCCGCTATGAACATCATCGAACTTATCTGTCAGGGAATAGAGCAATGGCTCTTGAAGCGGGAGGCGCGGCGCATCAGGCGTTTGCAGCAGTCCGGCTCTGCGATCTACACTGGTCGGGTGGGGAGTTTTACTCCGGACGGTATTCCCCTTCGCTCGTCCAATCCATATGTGAGCAACGATCCCGTCAGCTCTTCGGAGAAGATCGAACAAATAGTATGCTGCGAGTACTGTGGGAAGGCGAGGATAAAGAGCGTGCCATTACGCTCGCAGCCCTCGACATCCTCGGATCAAGCGGCTTCTACGACGATCCCGGAGACCGGAAGCGAACAATCGCCAACATCGAAGAAAGTCTGATCGCGTATGTATCACGCTATCCACTCGGACAGACCTTACCCGTCATCCTACCAGACGACCGATATCCCGGCGGCTACTTCGTCGGTGTCGAAATTCCGATCAACATGTATCTGGAAATCGACTCTGACGAAGGGCCGACGCACCGATACAACTTCACCGGTCGCGTTGACGGTGTACACTTCACTGACCGTAAACTGTCCGAGATAGCGGTCGAAGAGAACAAGACTGCGGCACGTCTCGATGATGCGTGGCGCAACGCATTCATCACCAGTCATCAGCCTACGGGATACTGCTTCGCCATCGGTGCGTTGCTCAATGTAGATGTCGAGCACGCGGTCATACGCGGCATGTCCATCCCGATCCCGAAATCGTTCGACTACGGCGGTATCGTCAACGAGCCAATCCTGCGCAATCAGGATCACTTTATTCGTTGGGCCAAGTGGGTTGTATATACGTGTGAGACGACGAAGGACTATCTTGAGACGCCTCACGACGCGCCGCAGTTCACTCACTCATGCAATCGGTACTTCCGTTCCTGCCCGCTGATCCCATTCTGCGATAGTCCGGATGATGAACGGATTGCAATGCTCAACGAGATGCAGGTACAGGAATGGTCACCACTAGAAGAAGGAAACGGTTAAATGGCGATCAAGAACGGCATCACCCTCAAGAACAACGACACGTATCTCATCGCGTATGATAACGGTCGGTATGCCGCGCTGGCGAAGGAGACACTAGACCATAAGTGGTTCTTCGACAGCTTCGACTTCGTTGTCGGCATCGATAAGGTCACGGTCCTCGCACATGTGAACTTCGGTGGTCTCGGCCCGCTGGATGGCCCAACTTTGGAGTTCGCGTGATGACGAAACTCGAAACTGATATCGTCGCGCCACCGAACACCGATCCCGATCTGGTCGCAGCGGTCAACGAGATACTGACTGCAAACACCCTCGTGATGGAGGAAATCGGCATTCAGGTCAACGATTACAACTTCTTTGTGCTCGACGCAGAGTTGGTGAAGCGTTCAGCAGCACTCTTGAAGGCGAAGAGAGGAATAGCAAACTAATGGGCCTCTTCGTACAAGTCGAAGGTGAGGCTTGTGTCGTCGTGATCAACGGAGTATACAAACAGTGCGACGTGTACACACGCGACGGCTATTTGTACGCTAAGACTGCTGGTGGTTTCGTTCGTTTGTATGAAGACGGCGCGACAACCAAGCCTCACATGCGTCTTGACCACTTGACGTGGGAAGGGACGCTCTTGAAGGATGCGTACGGCCGATTGTGTACGTCGGACGTGCGCGGTGCGATTGTACTCGACGCACCGAAGCAGCAACTCTTACTCGGAGCTGAGAAGAAGGACAATGACTGAGATAATCATCGCTGGACAACCAGTTCAGAAGGTCACCGCAGCGGCCAAGCGCTTCAACGGAGCAATATGGGGTGATGCTGGCTGCGGTAAGACCACACTTGCGGGCACGGCACCGGGGCGGAAGCTCTGGTATCAGTTCGATCCTGATGGAGTAGACAGCATCTCTGACGAGGTGTGCGAGAAGGAGGGAATTATACGTGTTGACCTCTCACAAGCGTCCACTGACAAGCTCGCTGATGAGTGCAAGAACGAAGGCAACCCATTCGGGATCAAGAGCACGATCGAGGCAGTTGACACATATATATTTGACAGCATTACTAATCTCACTGACAAGACCCTCACTCGCGGAATATCGACGAATACTGGAGCAACTGTCGAGCGACCTTCTCCGGGTGCGTACGGTACTCGAAACGCGCTTGCAATCCGAGCTATTAAGAACGTCGCCAAGATCACAGGAGTCCACAAGAAAAACGTCATCTGGATCGCGCACGAGGGAGCGCCCGACAAAGACGAAAAAACCGGAGCAATACTTCACATATCACTCGCGCTTGGCGGGCAGTTGCCATCGAACATCGGGATCGACTTCTCGGAACTCTGGGCGATGTACCAAGTAGACAACCGAGCTGACCGCCGCATCATGATCCGTCCCGCACGTCTCCGTAAGCCCATGAAGACGCGCATGTTTCGGCAGGGTGATGAACCAGAGTTCGACTGGAAGTTTGATCCTGACGACTGGTTCAACAAGAAGAACCTTCCGTACCGTATCGACACTTGGTTGAAGTTGTGGGAGTTGACTGGCGACAAGCTGCCTCTTCCCGGTTCACAGGTGTACATGAACTTGGTGAAGCGGTTCGAGAAGGAACTTCCCGCGTATCCACTCTACTCGTAGGAGCGACACATGAGGACGGTTGAAGAAGCCGAAGATGTAGTCCGGCTGAACAAGAAGCTCAAAGACATCGATGTGGCAATGAAGACGCTCAAGCTCTACGAACAAGCCGATAATAACGATCCTCTTGTCGGCCCCTGCGTCATCGATCACATCAAGTTCAGAGACTACGGGCAAGGCAACGACATCTTACGCGCATTAGAAATGTCCGAGAAGACTATGCGGCTACATCTACATGCGTGGATCGAACAGTGTCTCACCGAGAAATACAACGAGACCAAGGGTGAGATGACCGTAATCCTCTCCAAATAGCCACCACTAATAGTGTTGGCTGTCTTATGTGGACACAAGATGTCGTGGCTTGTGTCGCACATTCGTATGTAGTACAGTCCACGGCGTTCAACGTTGAAAACCTGAAAGGTCAATACATGTCCGATCTTCCGATTTTGGAATACAGCTCTGACATCACGTCGGCAGAGGCACCGCCGCCTCTGAAAGTCGGCGAATATCCGGCGGTCATCGAGGCGATCACGCAGAAGCAGTCGCAGACTTCTGGCAAGGATTACTTGTCGGTGGACCTGCGTATCTCGCCCGACGACTTCCCGGCAGACTTCGATCCGAACAAGGAACTGTACCCGGAGGGCGTCGTTCTCCAGTACAACCGTCTCGTTGTCGAGGACACCGCACGCAGCCGCTACAACATGCGGAAGTTCTGCGAGGCCATCGGCGCGAAGATGGGCAAGCGGGTTGATCCCTCCGAATGGATCGGTCTCGCCTGCAAGGTCGGCATCAAGCACGAGCGGTATGAGGGCGAACCCCGCGCTCAGATCGGTGCTCTCAAGTCGATCTAACCACCGTTCACACGTATGAAGAATTCGTCAACGGGGGCCGAAATCCCCGTTGACTTGTTCGTAGGACTGTGTGACAATCACTTCGTTCAACCACTGTCATAGGGAACCGCCAGATGGCACCCCGTAAAGGAGCTACCTCAATGCCCGCAGATGCCGCCACCACCACGACCGAGCCGAAGAAGCGCCGTGCCCCGCAGGGTCCGCGCAAGCCTTCGCCGCTGTATGCTTTCGTCAAGATCGATGAGAGCAACAAGGTTGCCCTGTCCGCCTCGTTCCGCGATCCCCGCAAGATGGCCGAGTACTTCAGCACGGCGACCGCGAACGGCGAGCAGCTTCTGGTCATCTCTCCGGAAGCCTAATCGACGCATCCGTGTCCTGATGCGTTGACGACAGCGCTGTCGTGGTGTCCAGTTGAGCCACGGCGGCGCTGTTCCATTTCGGAGCGGCAACATGTCTAACAAGCCCAAGCTTCCGAAGCTGCATCCCGACGCAAAGTGGGTGCAAATCCCCTTCCCACAGCCCACGCAGCATGTGAACCGTGGGTTCTTCGTCTCAGGTGCGGAACCGACGAAGCCTCGCAGTATTCGGTTTACTGATGAGGAATTCGTGCGCCTATGCCGCGTTAGTGAGAGTCTCGGAGTATCGTTCTCTGAGTTCGTTCGTTGGTGTGCAGCGTTCGCGGCAGTAGAGATCGCCAACGAGCAACACAGGCAGACCTTTCAGTCCGCCAAGACATCGAAGCCGGTTGACACAACAGGCTGGACTTAACACCCCCTCGTGGAGAATGACATGCAACTGTCTGCGCAACAGTTGTCATGTGCCGAAGCCTGTCTCGATACATCGCGGCGTTTGTTCGCGGTGACGGGACAGGCCGGTACTGGCAAAACAACCCTCATCAAACACATAGCTGAACAACTAGCGGCACAGCACGTCAACTTTGCCGTTGCGGCTCCGACTGGTAAGGCCGCGAAACGCATCCGTGAAGCTACGGGTCTGCGTGCGATAACCGTACACAAGTTGCTCGAATACGGGCGTCCCGGTGAACGCGACAAGACAACTGGCGAACCCCTCGACATCACCACACCGAAGCGTGGACGGTTCAATCCGTTCGATCAGTCCGTGATCCTCATCGATGAGTACTCGATGATCAATCACGAGCTGAACCGCAACATCATTGACGCACTACCTCCCAAAGGGCGTCTGATCATGTTTGGTGACCTCGCACAGCTCCCCCCAATTGAGAAGTACGTGATCCAGAACGCCAATGGATCGCCATTCAAGGAACACTGCTCACGTGTGAACTGCTTCTTCGAACTCACGGAGGTGTTCCGTCAGGCCGAAGGTTCAGACGTGCTCATTGCTGCTACAATGGTACGCAAAGGCGGGCTTCCACGTCGCGGCAACGACTTCAAGATGATCTTGAGCGACTATCCGGTAGATCGGTTGCGCGAACAGGTCATGGAGAGCCTAGAAGAAGGCATCGACTATGCATCCATCGACAACCAAATCCTCACGCCGCTTCGAACGCGTTGGATCGGTACGGGGCCGCTCAATGTCATGCTTCAAGGCTTGCTCAACCCCGATGGTCGTGATCCTACTTCCCTCATGCGGTATGATTGGGACTCAAAGAACCCTGTCACCATCTCAGTTGGCGACAAAGTTGTCTGCACTGAGAACACATACGACATGCGTAATTATTCAGAGCGTTTTCACCAGTGGGATGCTGATGGACGCCCTGATTTCTCCAGCTTCATACCTACTCCGGAAACCAAGTACATGCTCAACGGCGAAACGGGCAAGGTTCTGGAGATATATCCAGATGGAGGATTTGAGATTGATTTCGGGGACCGAATTGTCGAGATACCTTCGATGTACGAAGAGTGGTGGGAGAAGAAAGGCATCATCATCGATCAGTATCCGCAGCGTCAGATCGAACTTGCGTACGCTCTCACCGTCCACAAGGCGCAAGGATCGGAGTATCAACACGTCATCTACGTGATCAACAATTCCGTGTTCTACATGCTGTGTCGCGAGAACATGTATACAGCGCTCACTCGCGCACGGAAGCGTTGCACTCTAATCACGGATCAACGAGCGCTGACAACCTCTATCCGCGTAACTCAAGAAGTCCTTGATAAGCGGCGGAAGACCGCTCCGAAGGAGAGCTTGATCAAGTGAGTATACGTAAGTGTGAGAAGTGCGGTGGAGCTGCACGTGTGATCGACAGTCGTGAGCGACCTATAGGCTTCTCACGTCGTCGTAAGTGCTCGAACTGTGGGCACAGGTTCTCCACTGTCGAAGTGCGTACCGATCAGTTCAAGACTATCGCCAAACTATGGCTGTCTCTAAAGGAGGTAATGAAATGAAGTATGTAGTCGCATTCAACGGTCCTCCGGGATCAGGAAAGGACACAGCAGCCGCGATGGCGTACAGGTGGCTGACTGGTGAAGGGTACAACTGCTACGACTATAAGATGTCGAAGCCGTTGAAAGTCGCGATCAATGGGTTCTGCCGAGTTGAGAACCCGGAACAGCCACACGAAGAACTCAAGAAGAAGCTCACCCCTTGGTCAGGGCCGGCGAACGCTGTGACATTCCGGCAAGCATACATCGACTTCTCAGAGAGCTACGCCAAACCTCTGTGGGGCCATGATGTATTCACGAGATGGGCGATTGCGGAGTTTGAGGACTTCCTACGCGCCAATCAGCAGATTGTTCCGGCGACAGTATTCATCATCTCGGATGCGGGCTTCAAGGACGAGCAAGACAGTCTGATAGATTGGGTGACACCAAACAACTATGCCATTGCGCGTATGGTCCGTCCCGGTCACACATTCGCTAATGACAGCCGCTCATACATATACCCGCCACAACGCATCTACCAAGAGAACATCTACAACGACGGCGATCTTCGTCTATGTGAAGATCGCGTAATCCGCTTCCTCAAATCAGCCATCAAGGCAGGCCAATGGACACCAGTACAGCCCTGATCAGTAACCTGTCCACCATGCGCGCTGCATTCACCGAGCGCGCAGTCAACTCCCGTCTTGAGGTCGAGTGTCCGATGGACGGGACTTTCTTTTCGGACAAGGTAATCATCGCGGAAGCTCCGGGTGAACGCGAGGTGCAGCAGAAGTTGCCTCTAGTTGGTGGATCAGGGTCACTGCTCTGGAACATCATGCTCAAGCGCAACAAGCTGTCGCGTAAGGACTTCTACATCACTAACGTCATCAAGCGGCAAGTCTCGCTCGCTGATCGGAAGAAGGGAGTGAACAAACATGAGCTTGGTCTTTGGACTGAGTTGCTTCGTTGGGAGCTTGGTCATCTTCCTAACGTGCATTACATTCTCGCGATGGGTAATTACGCACTTGAGGCGCTTACAGGCCACACAGGGATCACTAGTTGGCGAGGCAGTGTTGTTAGTGTTGATATTCCTGATTTTATCCGGGGCGGTACTCGCTCTGTTCGTGTTGTTGTATGTAACAATGCCGCCGCAGCCATCCACGATCCTCGGCTAGAAGTAGTTCTGAACCGCGACATCGCCTGTCTTGGGAGAGTACTCAATGGTTCGCATACGCCGTACGAAATCTCGACAGAAATATATCCCTCGATACAGCGCATTGATAATTTCCTCGATGACGCAATTCGGTCAGGTGATACAATTGGACATGATATCGAGAGTATCAGTGGCGAAACTGCATGTTTTGGCTTCGCGGATACACCCACAACAGCGATCTGTATTGCACTGCGTACCCAGACCGATCAAGTCTACTCCATCGAGGAAGAGCGCCACATTCGGCGTCGGCTACAAAGGTTCTACGATCACCAAGCCGAGAAGCCGCAGCTCCTAGCACAGAACGGCATGTTCGATATGACGTGGCAGTGGTACAAGGATAAACTACGCATCCCGAGACTACTGCGCGACACCATGCTCGGACATCATACCTTGTATCCCGTCTTGCCACACAACTTGGGCTTCCTTACCACGCAGTACACCGACAATCCCTATTACAAGGGAGAGAAGGATGAATGGCGTGACGATGGTGACATCGATGACTTCTGGAGGTACAATGGCAAGGACAGTGCTAACCTGATCGCCATCGACAATCGAATGGTAGGCGAACTCAAGGATCAGGGACTATGGGACTTCTTCATGAACCACGTCATGCGTCTGCAACCACACCTCGTACGTATGTGTGTAGGCGGCTTGAAGATGGACATGAAGATGAAGGAGGAATTGAACCTAACAGTCGGTGAGACAGTCGCCAAACTGCTCATGGAGTTCCAGCACAAGATCGTTGATACACTCGGTGAGGAGCTGTGGTACAATCCCGCCTCACCGAAGCAGATGTCGGAACTCTACTTCTCGAAACTGAAGCTCGTCGGTCGCGGAACATCGACTGACAAAGAGAACCGCGATCGGATGTTCAAACATCCACGCACATCGGAGGCTGCGCGTGAAATCATCAACCTCCACAACCGATGGGCAGAAGAGAGTAAGTTCTATGGAACCTATGTCAAAGCCGCAGCCGACGAGGATGGTCGTTTTCGCTGTACATACAACCAGACCGGAACTCAAGAGGCTCCGGGCCGACTATCTAGTAGCCAAACTCTATGGGGTAGCGGCGGCAATCTACAAAACCAGCCTCAGCGAGCGTATCCTATGTACGTTGCTGATGCTGGTTACGGGTTCGGATACTTTGATCTTAGTCAAGCGGAGGCCCGATACGTGGGATGGGCTGCAAACATCGAGAAGTGGATCGAACAGTTCGAGCGGGCGCGCCTCGTAGGTGGTTACGACGCGCACCGCGCTCTAGCATCCGATCTCTTCAAGATCCCGTACGACGAGGTTCCGTCCTTCGACCACTACGACAGTTCCAAGCCCGGTAAGCTCCCGCCGGAAGGGAAACGAGACGGGGACGTTACTATTCGCTACATCGCGAAACGGTGCCGCCATGGACTGAACTATCGAATGGGTCCGGACCGTCTCGCCACCACAGCGAAACTCTCCCTCATAGTCGCGGACAAGGCTTACAGAGACTATCATCGGCTCACTCCTGAGTTGCGTGTTTGGTGGGCCTCCCTCGAAACGGAACTCAAGAGGAACGGTTGCCTCTACAACGCGTACGGTCGCCGTTTTATCCTAATGGAGCGCCCAAGTCCAGAGGCTCTTGAAAGTATTGTGGCCTTCAAGCCGCAATCTACCATTGGTGATAAGGTGTGCCGCGTCATCTACATGTCGGAGGATCACCCACGCTGGCCTCGTAGGGCGCGGGTTGCACTCAACATCCACGATGCGGTGATCTGTCTCGCACCGCTGGTAGACTTGGAGCAGTGCTTGAGTATCCTCAAGTATTACGCCGAGGAACCGCTCATGGTCGGGGGGCGAGAGTTGATTATCCCGGCCGACTGTAAGATCAGCTACCCCGATGACCAAGGAGTTCACAGATGGTCGCAGCTCAAACCGATCCAAGTCGAAAGCGTGAGTATGTAATTGTGAAGCACGGCACGACGTTCTATTGGGCGCGTGCTTCACGAGAAGATGATGATACGTATGTCATCATGACCGACGTACAACAGAAGGAAGGGAAGGAGATAATCGCGAAGGCAAACGCGACCTCGAACTATCAGGAGTTCCTTGATGCTCGGAAAACGAAGTAGAGGTCTCAATCAGGACGTTGCTGAGTACACGCTCAACCTCATCAACGAAACTGATAAAGCAATCTTTGTTGAGCTAGAAGATGGAGGTGAACAGTGGATACCCAAAAGCGCACTCGTGGAGTACCGCGATCTGGAAGACGGAACGTGTCAGTTCATAATAACCGATCAGAAAGCAGCGGAGTTCGGCCTCGCGTAAAGATACACAAACTCTACGTGAGGCTCAACGAGCTGGCCGCTCTCTGCCACCACGACAACATGAAGTGGTGGACCCATCCGAAGACAGGCAAACCTCTCAAGCGCAACAAGGGCGAATTGATCGCTCTCATGCACTCGGAACTTTCCGAGATGCTTGAAGGCGTCCGCAAGGACAAGATGGATGAACACATTCCGCACCGCAGGAATGAAGATGTCGAAGCAGCCGACTTGTTGATCCGGTTGCTCGACTATTGCGGTGCGTATGGGATCGACATTGATGGAGCATTCAGGGACAAGCGCTTCTTCAATCTCACCCGTCCCGATCACAGCCACGAAGCACGCCGCAAGGCTGGTGGCAAGAAGTTCTGAAAGGAGAACTAGCATGAGCTTGGTACTGAAATATAGCTGGATGTTTATCACGCAGCCGACTGCTGACAATCTCGTGGGTGTCGCATTCAGCATCAGGAGTGCAGCACGTCACATTGATGTGTTGACAGCCACTAGTCTGCACGCTCAATCGATTGAAGAAGAGGTCGACATTGACCTTGGTATCGATCGGTGTCGGAAGGAGTTGACTGAACACGAGACGCTATACGATCTGCTGCGTATACTCGTCCCTCTCAGCCCACGCGAGTATCAGGAATGGTGCTTCTCACAGGGACTACCTGCACCATACAAGGAAACAGAGAAGGTCGACACGTATCAGAATGCAGTGGGGCAGTCTGCACCCAACGCACCAGATGTGTCACGAGACAAAGAGGCCCAAACACGTCCCGCACTGTCTGCTGACGAGATGTTCAATGATGGTCTTGGTGGAATGAAGAGCACCATCAGCGGACGGATACCCGACGCGGAAGCGATCAAGCGTCGTCAGGAAACTGAGGCACGCCTCGGCGCGATGCGTGCCAGCCGTCAGCGGTAACTACTGCAAGTTACCGCCGATGATATCGATTGCGTCGTCAATGCTGATACCGTGTTGACGACGCAGTTGATCCGTCAGGAGTTGAATGATCTCGTCCTGTGACTTGTCCACAGCGTGTATGTCACGCATCACGTCATTGGATTTCGAGTGGTAGGCGTCTGGCTCAAGGTTCTCTTTGTTCTTGTCGAGGATCGCCAGACGCTTATTCAACTCACTGCGCTGCTCAATGAGCTTCTTCATCTTGCCCTTGCCCAACACAGTGTTGATCTGTTGAGCGAGCTGCTTCACCTTCGGATCGGCAATCGTGTCGAAGGGATCAAGTCCCTGCTTCTTGGCCCACGCCGATGCTCCGGAACGATCTTTCTCCGTAGCGAGCTGACGACGCACAGCATCGAACTTCGTCATCGTCTCCACGACACGATCACGACGCTGTGTGCCGGCATAGTATCGACGCTGCCCGCCAGTGTAGAGGTACATACCTCCTTCACGCGTGCCGGGAAGCTCAGGGAAGCGGCGTTCGTCAGCGAGACCCTGATACTTCAGCGCCTTCTCTATCGCAGTACCGAAGTCATCACCACTAGACATGGCCTGTGCAGCTACGTCAGTTGAGCCGATGATGTTCCCTGCACTGATCCCCAACAGCGACGTGATCATATTCGAGAAGTCTCGTGAGAACGAGCTGTCCGAGTTGATCCCGCTGTCATTGAACCCTTGATGAGGGTTCGCGATGTATCCTTCCTGCACGACAGGATCCCCCGTCGCCCATCCCGTCGCCAAGTTGCCAAGATCAAGCTTCGCGCCACCGAGAGCCGCTGCAACAGGCGGTGGCGTTGCAACTGACGTGATCTGCCGCACACCTTCTGCGAATTCCTTCGCCCACGAAGTGTTGTCGGCCTGCTGTTCTCCGAATGCACCCAATCCACGCAACACCGTGATCACTGGATTTGTCAGGAATGACAGCTCCGGTGCTTCTGGCATCATGTACACGTCAGCCGGTGTGAGCGGGCGCTGTTTCCCGTTCACGAAGTCCATCCACCAGTCAGGACCGATCACAGGTATGCGCGAAAACCGCTGCCACGCAGGGATATCATTCCAGTACCAGTCCGCGACCTCTGGTGTCGATGACATAAGTGCGATTGCAGCGATCTTGGGGCCGAGATGACCCGTCAAGATGCGAGCACCGACGTTCTGCGGATCACGATGTATCTCCGACGCCAGATGGTATGTCGAGTTGATGGCGATCTGTCCATACGGGAACGCACTCAACGTCTTGCCGAACGTTGTATTGCCTACGGAGCGCGTCATGTCACCAGAGAGAGTGCGCGTCTCGTGTACGAGCTTATTCAACTCAGGCTTCGGCACCTTCCCGTTGTACTTCCGCTCCAGTGCAGCGTAATTCTGTGCAAAGAACGCGTACTTACTCGTGTTGTGAACAGCATCGAGCATCGAGCGGTAGCGATCTACGAATTGGGATACGATACCCTTCCCCTTCGCAGCATACGCTACCGCATCGAAGCCCTGTCGCACGCCTTTCAGTGGATCGCCGAGCAAGTTGGGATGACGCACTCCTTCATTCACGAACACCGCATAGCGGCTCTCGTTATAGGAACGCACCATCGCTTCACCCAACTTCTCAACTAGCTCCCGACCGCCGACGGAAGACGTAATTGAGGCGATGATGCCGCTGTCATTTGCCAACTGGTCCGCGATACCGACGCCCATGCGACGGAGTTCATCGTAGTGTACTTGCATGAATACACCTGCAAGCATCTGCAACCACGATGTGTTCAGCGGCGCGAACGGAGTGCCGCCAATCTTGTCTAGCGTTCTTGAGAGCGCTGTACTATTCGGGAAAGCGCGTCGGAGAGTCGCATCGAATACTCCATACGAGCGTCCCGGCCGTCGAGTGGAGCGAGCGATAGCGTCTTCGTAAAGTGCGGCGACGGGGGCGAATACGGGTGCGAACACGCCAGTTGTAAACTGAGTGTAGAACTTCCGCATAGCGTTCCAGAAGGTCGCTGTTGCGGGGGCGTTGTATCGCAGTGAGCGAGCGAGTTCCTTATCGGCGGCTTCATAGTAGTGTATCTTCCCGTCCTCTGTGTACGCGAACACATCACTGCGGCCACGATACTTGCCGTCATGTCCAGCACGCTCGAAGTTGAGGACAGGTACTTCCTCCAGCTTGCGGATCACTCGTCCGTAATCAGGCGTCTGCTTGATCGTGTTGACGAACGTACGCGTTGCGTCATTCATGATCGTGTACTGGATATGGTCGTAGATGTAGTGCTTCATCGCGTCGATGGGCGACATCGGATTGACGACATTGGTGTCCTTCGCACGCGCCATCAACGGACCACGCACGTTGCTGTACAGCGAGGCAGGCTCCGTACCTTTGAAACTCCTGAGCCAGCGCTGCCACCATGCTTCATCACTCTGCTCCTGCAAAGTCATGTAGTTGGGGTGCGCCTTCCGCATCTTGTCAGCAGCATCCTTTGTGAGCTGCCCATCTGCAACCTTGGCGTCGAGGATGTCATTGTTGATCTGACGGAACGCCTTCTCCATCATCGTGAGCTTGGGATTGGCGTCGAACTTCGCGATCAGCGTCTTGGCGTCAGCAACAGTCAGGTCTTCTTTGATGTTCGCAGTGTCCGCCTTCTCATCCTTGAGCTTCGTGCGTACAGCTTCGAGACGCGCCATCGTTCCCTGCGTCTTCGAACCCTTCACACCCATCGACGCCTCAAGCATCTCGTCTTCCAACGACTTGATCCGCAGTTGACGCTCATCCATCAACGTCTTGGCGGTCAATGCATCGCTGAATAGCTTCACGTCCTCTTCCGGAAGCTGCGACATGGCTGCTTGTAGACGTGAGAGTGGATACGTCTTGCGATCCAGTCCCGGCAAGTCACCGAATTCCATCGCATTAGCGTGGCGACCAGCGAGATTGACGTTCGCAGTCTCCGTGACTACGCGCTCGATGTTGTCGACATCGGCAATTGAGGCTCCAGCATTCGAAGCTGCATCACGCGCGGGGGCGGACTGGTCAACGAACTCTGATTTGATCCGCTGTCCCTTCGTGAGTGTCGGTGCGAGCTTCTGGTCAGGATCGACAGCTCTCGAACCCGGAGTCGGGATTTCGAGTGACTCGATCACCTGCTTCGACATGGCCTTGTTGACCTTACCGGACAACACAGCAGTCGCTACAGCAGCAGCACCAACTCCCGACCACATTGCAGCCTTCTGCTCGCCGTTCATCCCTCCTTCGGGATCATCGGGAGCGGGAGTATAGGCAGGTCCGACACCATTATCGGCTGCAAAGGCATCGCCGGTGAGAACGGAGGGCTGATCAGTGGCGGCTCGAAGCCCTTGTCCGAGAGCGGCTTGTGTTCCAACGTTGACGGCAACGTTCTTGGCTGTGAGTTCGGGTACTCCGGGGAGAGCAGCTTCCGCAAAACGACGAATTGCCTTCGACCCAATACCCGCGCCAGCCTTCGCCTCGCCCAAGGCTCCGTAAGATACCAGTGAGCTACCGACAATCTGCGCGAGGTCGTCAGTCGTAGTCTCATCTTCCACCCTATTCAATCCGAGAGTTGAGTTGATAGCATTCCCTGCTTTCATTCCCCAACGGGCGAGTGCAGGAGACTGCTCGATGATGATGTCGCGGACTTCATCGCTCGATCCGATTGTATCAGCGAGCGCACGGAAGTTATTCTCCGTCTGTCTCTCAGGCGGTAGACGATCGAACTCAGCCTTCGCACGCGTTGTGATGGCGTCCTGTATCTTCGCCATCCCCTCTTGTCCGTACATCTGCGTAGCCAAGTCAGGATCGTCAGTGATACCAAGACTGGAACCGACATTTCCAATAGCAGTAGCAGCAGCAGGAAGCGCCATACCGCCAAGAGTAAGCATATCAGTAAGAGAGCGAGGAATGCCTGCCACCGCATTCGTAACGAAGCGACGAACCGACCCCATCTCTGGGGGTTTCTCACCTGATTGTACAACACGACGCTTCTGTTCCTCTGTGTACTGAGCGTCGAGTTGCTGCTGACGGCCGACTTGTGCCATGATTAATCCGGTAGCTGTACTTCGGTTCCGTTCTTCATCACCCAACGCCGTCCGTCCTTGAACACCGGACGTTCAGTGGTCTGGACTTTCAGCGGCGTAGCTTCCGTCGTTGCCGACTTGGGCTGTAGCGGTACTGCGGGTGGCTGTGTACCGTCCGCCTCCGCACGCGAGCGCACGACGATGTACGCAGTCTTCTTCTGCTTCCCGCTGTTGTCACCAGTGGTATCATACATATCCGGGACGAGTTGGTTCTTCATCTCATCCGGCAGTAGGTCCAACTGTGCTTCTGTCAGAGGGATGCGTTGCACGGCCTCCATATTGTTGGCATCCAGCCATTCTTGGAACGGCTTGGAAACTGGTATATTCGTGCTGCCGTCGTCAACTGCTCCTGCCGAGGCCGAATTCTGCACCGCACCCGTACTGCTTGCGGTCGGATCAGGCACGTCACCGACGTATCTTCTGGTAGCCGCCCCAGTATCCGCAGAAGTGGACGCAGACGTATTACCTGCGCCTCCCATCTTGTTACTGAGCCACTGTTTGAAGTCTCCAACGGTCATGCTCCTGAGCTGTGGGTTGGCTTGGATCACTCCGGGACCAACGACATCGACCATTGCAGCTCCATCAGGGTTGCGAAGCGCTTGTACTGCTCCACCAGCACCGAGGAAGTGTGCCGCGTACGTGGTCGCGTCGTTGATCGGAACGCCATGCTTCGCGAGATACGATTGGTTGTCCTGCCGGAACGCAACGAGCGCTCTCTTGGCCTGTTCCGGGTCTTTCTTCCCGTTGGGAGTCAGGTTGAGTTCCGGGTGCGCACGCATGACACTCGCCCACGTAGTGTCAGTGAACTGTGCGAGACCTCCCGCAGACGACAGTGGGTTCTGTGCATTGGGATTGCCGCCACTCTCGATCTGGATGATCTTGGCGTCGGTCGGAGTGAACGCACCGAAGCGGCGCATACCACCAGTGTTGTCGCCGTACTGCATCCCCGCGCGTTTGTTCGCCTGCTCCTGCTCGTACTTGAGGCGTTCCATCATCGCCGCATCTTCGGAGCCTTGGACTTCGAGACGATTGCGCTGTGCGACACCTTGGTTCTCGACATCGTAGCCGTGAGTAATGGCACCGAGTTCCTTCTGCCGACCGAATGCAGTCGTATCCGCTTCCGTCGCGTACTCATTCCGCTTCGCAAGCGTGTCGAGCGCGTATCCCTGTCCAGTCGCAGCATCAGTGCGCGCAGCCTGCGTAGCAAACATGCGCAGCAACGCGGTATCCGCAGACGCGCGTGCTTGCTGTGCGGCTCCCGCCTGCTGTTGAATGAACGCGGAAGCCAAATCCCACGGTTCACGCATCGGCATTAGAATGCTCCTGAGTTCAACTTGTACATGGACGGATCAAGTCCTGTGTACTTGCCGTAGTTCTCGAACGCAGCACGGCGTTGTGCGTCAGCATTGCTGCTATCGAACGCCTGTGCCAACGCATTGCCGCCAGTGATGAAGGCATTCGCGGGACCGTAGTTCGGTTCGACGGGCATCATGGTCCCGCCCTGCTTCGCGAATGCATTGAGTAGCGCTCCCGCAGCCTGATCAGCCGATCCCTTCGTCTGTCCGAGCTGCTGCGCTGCAAGTCCCTCGATGTTACGGGGATTGTAGGCGACATCTGGCATGGCCGACGCACGAGACGCGAACATGTTGTACAGATTGGCGAGGTTGCTGCGTGCGGCGTCGTACTCCTGTGACGCTTGCCCCTGTGCATTGATCTTGTTGTTGAGGAACGCATCAACGAGAGCCTTCGACTTCTGTTCACCAATTGCAGCCGCCACTTTGCCGCTGTTGGAGGCTCCAGTTCTGATCGAACTGCGCATCGCGTCAGCAAGCGTGGTGTCGTAACCCTCATTGATCCCTCGAACCGAGGCCGCATTCATCAGCGCTTCGGTCTGCGCGGGATCAGTGCGATGCAACCTCCCGAATGCATCACGTAGGGCAGACGCGTCAACATCTTCCCCACGCTGCCGCTTGACGTTGGCATTCAGTACGCCACGCTTCTTCGGAAGATCGTTGAGTAGCTGCTGCTCTTCTTCGCGCTGGTACGCGTCCTGCAACGTCTTCTGTTGAGGGGCAAGATCGGTGACCCAACCCACTCCCGGCTTGAAGTACGTCCGATTGCCCGCAGCATCCGTCGCTCCGAGCTTCGTGTCGTGCTCTTGGTGACGACCCTGCTGGATTGCGTCATTGCGCTCACGTTCCCGCTGATAGTAATTCAGCAGGTTGATGTCCCAATTGGTGTCATCAGCCTTCGAAGCAGCGGACGCACCGAGACCAGCGCCTACGACGTTGGCGAATGCACCTAGCAGTGCAGGGAACATTAGAATACTCCCGTCGTGCCCGAAGTCCTCGTCGGATCGTTCACCAACTGGTCACGGAAGGCATTCGAGAGCGGAGCATTGGCTGTCCCACCCGCTGCATTACCCTTCGCGATGATCTTGTCGGTATTGAACAGCTCCGTGTCACCGAGAGCGCGGTAGATGTCGCCCTTGAGACGGCCACGGTTGCTCTCAGCAGTACTATTGAACGCGTTGAGCATGTCGTGGAAGTCGAGCTTCTGGCCGAGCTTGTAGTTGGTGATGCGATCACTGTAACCGGACGCGATGTCATCGAGTGACTTACGGTATCCACCGAGAACAGTGTTACCGAGGTCGGTGAGTGTGGACATCGCAGTCTGCTTCTGGCCTTCGAGACCACGAAGTGACGCATCATACGCACCCTGAGACAACTGCCCGCGCGCGAGACCGGCATCCATCGTTCCTTTGGCAGTGTTGTACTGCTCGCCAAGGATCGCGTTGAGGATCGCGTCGTCTGACGTGTCTGCGAAGTAGTTGTTCTCCCATCCCTGCGGAGTGTACTTCGAGTACGTGGTATCGAGACGGTTCCTCTGTGCGCCGGTAACGTTGTTGACCGCCGTATCCCACAGATCATTGTAGTCGAAGTACTTCCCGACATCATCCGTCGAAGTCGGAACGCCTTGACGAGCTGCGGATAGCAGATTGTTGTAGGACTTCATCAGTCCATACGTATCAGCAAAGCCGAGGCTTCCTAGCTGCGCGCGACCGAATGAATGTCCAGCGTTGAGAGCATGAGACGCGTCAGCCGATGTACGCAAGCGTGCCTGCGCATCCTTCTGAGCTGCTTGTTTCGCTTCCCATTCGCGCTGCGCTTGATCACGTCGGGCCTGCGACTCTTCAACAGCAATCTGGCCCTGCGCCTGTTCCATCGGCGTCGGCTGAGGAGGAGGGGTATGATCACCACCGCCCATTTCACTCTCCTATTGGCTTGTAATAGAGTTCGCCTATGTGGACGTAACCACGCTTGACGAACATCTTGTTGATAACTTCCGGATCGCCGACAGACTTCGCGGCCCCAACTTCAATACGCAGCGCACCGAGTAGTTTGGCCCACTGTTCGTACGTGTGAAAGATACTGTACGCCATCCATGTTTTCCGAAAAGCTGGTTTCACGTACCAGAACTGTAGTGACGCAACCAACTTGTCGGAGAACATGAAGTCTCTCATTCGACCTACGCCAAAGGCGGAGATCACACCGTTGTAGCGCACGATCCAACAGTTCAACTGATCTCGTTTCAAGTCGTTCACGCAGTGGTACATGTGTGCATACATCTTCGCTTCGTTGAAATCGAGATGAGGCTCGCATTCCAACTGCATCTGATGTGTAAGCGCGACGAGTTCATCGAAGTCCTCTACGCGCAACAGTTCCTCTGCCTGAAAACGTACTCGAACGTGTTGGTTCATGGCAAGTTATTCAATCCTCCCTTGAGGAGGAAGTTCACGAAGGCAATGATGATTGCACCCCCAAACACAGTGCAGAACCACCACGCGAGTTTGTATATCGACGCGAGCTTGCTGTTGAACTCTTTGGTCTGGTCCCTGATCGATGTCTCGATCCTCTCCAGCCGCTCGCGCAGATTTTTATCGGCCTCGTCCTGCACTGCTTTATCTATCAGCAAACGATCGACGGCCTGCTTCACGTCCGAAACGTGGACTGTAATCGCAGAAAGCGATTGCGCGTGAGCAAGCACGTCTTTCTCCAGAAGAGAAAGACGATGAGCGTCCATCATTGCATCAGACCGCCGGGGAACCATTTGATGTGAGCCGTCCGTAGATGGCATACGCTGCTCCTAAGACTGGACCTACGTACCCCAATACTGCATTCAGGTCCGGAGGCGTCCCATCCGTAAAGTCCTGAAATGCAGTCCACGCTGTAGTGGCGATCACTACAACCGACCCCCGTATGATCCGTGATTTATACCACGGCTCATTGTTTGTTTGGTTGTCAACGACAGGCTGCACCTGCACATTGACAGCATCCTTCACCGATTTGACGATATCGGGTGCGATCTTCTGAACATCCGACTGATCCATCTTGGTAGATGGCTTCGCGGCGTTCCGTTCGAGGACATCGACAATGATCTTCCCGATGTCCAAGATGTCATTGATTTTGATCTGCGGCATTGGCGGTTACTCCATGTACTCAACAATCTTGGAGCGCAGCATATCGCCTACAACATGCGCTCCAACAACACTCTTGTCCCACGGTAGGCGCGCGATGTCCCACTTCCCACGCTGACGAATGCCAAGAGTGGTCTGGACCTCCGCGTGCGACAACGCGTGCTGACGATCTGGCTTGATGTTGTAGAACTTGCACAAGTCAGCACCGACATGTGCAGCAACATCGAACTGATGAATATTGATAGGGAACTTTCCCGCATCGAATGGGACTTCGACAGCTCCCGCCATGCCTGCGAGCGACACACCGATAGCACCAGTGTTGCAGCCGAGAGTATGTGCAGCATAGTCACCATCACCAGTGCGAACGTTGTCACTGATGTCGTGATCACCCCTCACGAGATGACCATCACCAGCGATGATGATGTGATAGTGCTCCCTGTCAATCTCGGAGACGTTGTTTCCACCGGCAGTCCAGTGGAATACAATACGCTGCATCTTGACGGGCTGCATCCAGTCAGCGGGAACGATCATTGCTTCTTCTCCTTCACTGCGGCAGCGACGGCTTCGTTGATCTGACGCTTTAGTTCAGCGGCCTGTGCGTCTGCCTGCGCCTGCTGTTCGGCACGAGCTGCTTCCTGCTTCTTCCGCTCGTTGTCGCGATCCTTCTGTTCCTTGTCGCGACGTTCCTTGATAATCGGAAGTTTGTGCGCAGAGTTGCGTAGCCTCAGAGGCCAGTCGATTTCCTCGTCCCGGAGAGATGGATAGCCCATGCGATTGAGATGTTCGTTCACATCTGCGATCTGCGCTGCAATCTCGTCGTCCGATACGAGTGTATCGATCGTGATCTGGTGCGGATGATCGATGACCGCCCCATCGTCTTGGATCGTCTGCTTCAACGCGGTGATGCGGATTGATCCAGCGGAGTTAATCTCCACCTGCTTCACGAATGTGTTGAACGTTGGCATATGTATCTCCGTCAAGCGGCTGGATAAGCGAAATTCACAACGAAGCGACGGCCATCCGCGCCCGGATACGTACCGTCGTAGAATGCGCCCTGAGTGATCGTCGTGGAAGCATTGTTCAGCATTCCGACGATCTGCTTCGCGGTCGCAGCAGTCTCAATTCCAGCGCAAGCCGATGTCGCGGTAGTCGAGAATGGTAGTCCCGACCAGTTGAGCTGCGTTGCTCCGGTTCCATTCGTCGTGATGGTACAGTCGATACTACCGGCGACGAAGCCAGCGATCTTCCTATACCATCCCGTCCTCGTACCATTGGTTGTGATCGTTCCACCAACCGAAGTCTGACCGGGAGTGAACGTCCCTTCCTCGTAGTCATCGAAGGTGTTCGCACCAGCAGACGGGTTCTGCGTTCCGGGGAATACGATCTGTCCGCCAGTGAGCGTGAGTGGTGCAGCCGTCACCGTCGCAGTGCCAGTGACAATCAGATTGCCGCTGACAGTGAAGTTGCCGCTCGCAGTCAGGATGCCCGCTGCGTGCGTCAGTGTGTAGTTGCCAGCGTTGAAGTTGATGACAGCGGCATTGGCGAGGAACAAATCACCCCATGCCTTGCCAGACTTACCGAGACCGCCAACATCATTGGTGAACGGAGAGATATTCCCACTGTCATCCAGCTCCACAAGGCTCGTCTGAATAACCTTGCCGGTCGCGAGGTCGAACCGCGCCACGGCATTGTCAGTTGCCGATCCCGAATTCGTCACCTGCTGCGATGTCAGCACCGCAGTCCAGAACGTCGGATTGGCTACACGATCAGCAGCGAACGTAGTCGGTGACGCTGCCGAGGTATGGTTGACGGCGCACTGGTAGATAGCGAGTGACGTGCTGTCCACCACTCGCTGTCCAACCGTGTACGCCGTAGAATTCTGCCAGACACCGACGATCCCCGTCACACCGAGCAACGAGATGGACGCATCGATGATCATCATGTTGTAGTTCGCGTCATCACCCCAATTGGGGTACGCGAAGTTCAACAGGCCGAGACCGATCGATGAAGTTCTGGACTTGACTGCGGCAGTCGAGGTCATTACGTCATCACCTTCGTCACATGGTAGTGTAGTGACACCGCATTCATTTGTAGCGGGTGGATTGACGAACCTTCGAACCGAAGTTTGAACAACTTACCTGTTACTGGCATCGAATGCAACAGTTCATACTTCGTATTACGACCACCAGCAAACACTTGATCACCTTGCCCCCAACCACCACCATCTCGTGCCACGAAGTCCATCTGACGGTTCGGCGTGAGCAGCATTGTGACAGGATCACGGTAGAAGTCATTCGCGAAGATTGAGAACGTGAACGAGGCCGATCCAATGGTATCGAAGCCTACCAACTCGATCTGCTTCTCACCACGACGCGTACCGAAATCCGACCACGCAGTCTCAAGAGCGAAACTGATAGCCTTGCCTTGGTACGGGAGCCAGTGATACGGATTGGCGTCTCGGAACTGCTCGAATGTGCTCGTAGCATCTGACGTGTGCGCGATCTGACACTCATAGATGGTGTTGTTGTTGACAGTATCCCAGATGCGGTAACCGACTGCATACGTGGTGCTGTTCGCCCACGTCTTCGTGTCGTAGTTGTCCACTTCATCGGCTGCAATGGGGAAGTTGGGGTTACCGTACTGGTAAATCTTCCCGTTACTGGCCCCGAAGTACACATGACCGAGCTGCGAGCGCGCACCCCACGCGAAGTTGAGGCCAGTGAACCTCGTCCACCGCTTGATCTTCAGCTTCGGATTGTATTCATATATGTAACCGATCGATCCATCGTTGTACGGATCGAAGTGTACTGCGTTCGGAGGTCCGCCGAAGGATGCGTTGATACCGGGTTCGTACGGACCAACCTCGATTAGCATGTAGTCTTTGTCGGGCACAGCACGAATGCGCCGCAGTCCATTGAACGACGCGGCTGGAACTCCAGTGATGCCGGTGACATTGCTGATATATATGTAGTCACCCTCATCGAAGTAGTGATCACGGAAGAACACGAGAGCGAGGCCATACGGCTGCAACGCGCTCGTGACCAAGATCGGGTCATCGATGCTGGACAAGCTGATGTAGTTCGGATCACTCGGATCAGGGTTCGGTTCGTACTTCGGAAGGAACAACATGTATGAACGAGAGGCGTTGTCCCACACTGCGAAGCACTTGTTCAGCAATGCAGATGTCGATAGCCTACGGAAGTGCTTCAACATCGCAGGATGGATCAAATCCGAGATGGTCTGCGGTTGATACTCTGCTGACTGCGTGCTCTGCTGCAACGAGTTGACACCATTGTACCCCGGAGTGAACAAGTCATTCCCGAGAGAGATGGTGGCTGCGTGCGCGAACGATCCAAACTCAGCGATGTTGTCGTTGAAGTCTGGCTCGTGCAGTGATGCGTTGTAGATACCGAGTATCCCCAACATTGAGCGATCAGTGAAGGCGAGGAATATCTTCGACCGGATCACATTCGCTGCGTAGATCACAGGATCCACAGTCTGTGTCAACATTCCCACGTCAATCTCAACTGCGTCCGCAGGAGACACTTCACGTGAGGCAGTCATCACCGTATTCTTCGCACCAATCTCCAACTTTGTGGTGCCGTACTCCGTGCTGACGAGGACGATGTAGTTGGATGCAGCAATCACGAAGTCTGCGCGCGGGATCGCACCATTCGACAACGTAGACGCGTCGATCATATAGTTGGTGACGAAGTTGGACTGAATAGCGATTGGCTTGTCATTCGCTCGTCCATTCACAGCAATCATCTTGCCGCGCACAATCTCTGCCGATATTCGATCACATGATGTCCACGGAGCAAGTGTCAGCGCTGCTGCGAGCTTGTAACTCCAGATGATGACGCCAGTACCAATCGATCCACTGAAACCGGGAACACAGGCGACGACTTCACCACTATCGAAGAACACGATGAAAGCGGTGCTGAAGTAACGACCGAAGATTGCGTTGCCACCGCCTACGTGGGTGTCGTGTATCCACCCAATGTTGAATGGACCACCACCAACGACCGTCGCATCCGCTACAATACGCGTGTAGATCGTGAAGTTGTTCGCATCATTGACGACAATGCCGAAGGTCTTGCCGACCATTTCCTCCTGATCCCACTGATTAATGCTCGCGGGCCAGTCGGTGATTTTGATGTGCTGTCCGGACGTGTATCCGTGGGCAGCCTTCGTGATCTTGAATGTCGATTGTGCATTGGTGTACGAGACGGTAACAGCCGCAGCAGGAACGACAGTCTCGACGCCTTGTTTGAGGTCGATTGCGAGACGCGTGCCGTACCGTTTGGCCCAATGACCATCAGTACCCCGGATGATGTTGTCAGAGACAGTCTGGAAGCGTGCCGACAACGCCTTATCGCTGTCAGTCAAGTCCCAACCACCACCGAAGTCTCTCAGTGTGGTCTCTTGGAGCTGCGTCCTACTCATCGACGTACCACTCAGTCGGGTATGAGGTGCGAGTAAGGTTCGTCGGGTACGCATCCTCCAACTGATCGAGTTTCAGCGTCTCGACAAGGTTCGCGAACTGCTTCTCCAGCGTATCGGTGAGCTTGTCGTTCAATCCCATCTTCGCAGACAGCATTGACGCAGCTCCGATAGCGAGAACATCGCGGTCGAAGGGTACATCTGTGGACAGGATGGTATAATCAGTGTCCGAGTACGTCTTGTTGATCACAACCACCGTGTCTGCGATGGCTGGCAACACTTTGAAGATGTGCGACTCGCCACTCGGATACACGGTGTACCTCCGACCCTTCGCTGAGTTGACAATACCAGCGGCGAAGGGGAGTGGAACGGTGTCGTTCTGCCGGAAGACCGCGACTAGCTTGCTGTACTTGTCAAGTGTCGCCGGTACGGCAGTTGTTGGGAGACCGGTGGTCCCGTCCAACAGAAATGAATTGTATGCGAGGTAATCCTTGAACAGGAACCTCTTATTCAACGTTCGATAGATGCGGTTGATGTTTGCGACGATGCTGTCTTGCAGATGTATCTGGACATCACTGCCCGACATCAGACGCAGCTCACGCGTTACGTCGTCCACGATGGTCTGCATCGGGAGTGCCATCACGTTCCTCCTATGAGAACGGGATCGCGCAGGCTGCTAACCCACACGATCCCGTCACTTCTCACACAGCCACGATACCGGCCAAGAGTTCAGCTCGTGAAGTGCGGAAGTCCGTGAAAGTCGCCTTCGACGGCCACACCTTGCAGAATGTAGTCACGCGATCCGTTGGCAACGGAGGCGGGAACATACGTGCCGCGAGGATCACCACTCGTCGCAGTCTGCGCAGTGAGCACAGCAGCAACGAAAGTTCCGGCAGACGCCACGACCTGATCCATGATCTCTTTGACCAGCGTGATCGTAGCGAACGGTAGACCAAGTTTGTCACCGTAACCGACGTTGATCGTCGTTGCAGCCACAAGAGTCGAGGAAATCGCGGTGACTTCCTTGAACGCCTTGAGACCGACAACTGGCGTCGTGCCGTTACCAGTGAACTGCTCCGACATCGGTTGCCCGAGATAATCGAGACCGAAGATCGTGACAGTCGGCGTACCCGCACCCGAGAGAACGATGGTGACGTTACGACCGTAGCGCCCCATGTTGTCGCGGTTTGCGATCAGTGATGCCGACGACTTGGTGAGCGCCGTGTTGATGGACAGTGCCGACCAGATACCAGCCGCAGCCGCCGCCACTGGTGCTCCGAGTTCTGCACGGAACGTACCATTGGTGTCGACTTCGGAGTGGAACTTCATGTTCGGCACGCGCATATTCGCGCGGCGCGGGAAGTACTGTGCAACGTCGTGAGTGTTATGCGTCGTCATATTACTTGTCCTCTTCCTCGTCCACCATCATGCTGCGCGTGATGCTGGAATTGGGGATGGAGCCGACGACTTGACCGTCGTTGTTGATGATTGGCACAAGATCGAGACCGGCACCGATCTCTTTCAAGTGCGCCTCGTCACGGCACCGGATGGAGTGGCCCTTCGCGAAGGTCACAAGATAGCCTGCATCCTCCTCGATTTCCTTCTTGAGGATTTTGTTCTGCGACTTGTCGAACATGTGGATGAAGCGCTTCACAACGCCTTCCAACTTCTGCACGACGAACGCCGGCTTGACCTTCTGTTGCGGAGCGAAAGCCGCATACGCGCCCATTGTGGCGGGAGCGGTCGCTGCGCTAACTGATGCACGCGGCATGTGTGTCTCCTTACATCTTCACGACGGCGTGCGTGCGGAACATCTTCCACATGCACCATTGGCCCTGCCACTGGATACGACGACCGATCGCATCCATGTTCCAAGGCGAGTTCAGCTCCTTGACCTTCATGTTCACACCCTTAAGGATGTGGAGACGCAGGTACTTGGAGTTGATGAAGTACGCCTTGTTGACAGCGCAGTTCTCGTCGTACACGATGGGAATGCCGTCGTGTGCAACGCCACCGAAGCCGAGGTCAACCATGCCGTCAACGCCGTTCTTCTTCAGATCGGAGAGATTGACGACCAGCTTGTCACGGACTGCTGCACGGTACGCGCGGATGAAGTTGCGCCCCGCGAGGATGATGTCGGGCTTGTCGGTTCCCATCGTGAGGTCGAGAAGAACGTCATCGATGGCTTCTTCGATGTTCGTCGCATCGAGTGTAGAGGCGAAGTCGTACGAGGACGTACGGAGCTGCGTCTCAGCGCGAGACAGGTTACCGATAGTACCCGTCGTCGGATCATCGGGGATCAGTGCAGCGAGTCCGAGCGGGTCCAGACCGGAGCCTGCACCGTACAGATACTCACCAAACTTGTCCTTGATGCTCTCTTCCAGAACTTCAAGCTTCGCCTTGAGCAGCTTGAAGATCATGTTGTCGCCCTTGTTCTCATCCTCTTCCTGATCGGAGATGATGACCGTACCGACGACGCGCGACCACGTATATTCCAACGTGTTGAACTCGTCAGTCTGAGCGACGGGGATCGTGTTGAAGTACTCAGTTGAAGTCACGTTCGGATTGCGACCGAGCGTGATGGGGTTGGTGACGTTGCGGCCACCATCCTCCGTTTCGACGCGCTTCGTTGCAAATGCCCACGCCATCAAAGCGTGGGACTGCAACGAGGCCATGATCAGCTTCTTACGGCTCTGCGAAAGAACCGAGTGAAGCACCGTATTGAGAACGGCCATCTGAACCTCTATCCTTGGTCGCGCATCACCCGGTTGAGGATGTCACCCCAACTATCTTGTGCGGATGCTTGCGCTGGTTGCGTTGTCATCTGCTGCTCACTTCCGCGACCATTACCATTCGCCATAGGACGGCGAGGCTGTTCGGTGGATCGTTGGGCAGGCTGCGCATTCAACGCGTCAATCTGCGGTCCAAGTGGTTGTGTGAAGTCCAGATTGTTCTGATATGCAAACCTCTGGAGATCAAAGTACGCACGCTCTGCGGTAGCACCTTTGCCCATCAAATGAGCGATAGCGTCGCCGTGTATCTCCGCGTGTTCGTGTGTACTCAGGAACTCATTCATCGCGCGTTCAGCAGCGGTGGTTCGTTCCGTGGCCGCAGCAGCTTCTTGTTGCTGCCGCGTAAGTGGAGCAGTTGCCCGATCCACCATCATCGACAAGGCGCGAGTATCGACGCTTTCACCGACTTCCTTGCCGAGGATGTCGGTTACTTTATGCCCCAAACTCATCGCTCTTGCAACAACTTCTCGCGCCACCCACACAGGGTCGGAGCGCCACTTCGCCATTATCGTCATACCTTCATTGAAGTCTTGCTCATTGATGCCGAGGCGCTGTGGAATTTGTGCAATCTGCTGTGCTTGCGCGTGTGTACGCTCCAACTCTTGAATACGAGCCTGCGTGCGCTGGATTTGCTGGTTCAGGTTGTTGACCTGTGCAGTCGCGCGTGATGCTTCCTGCCAGAAGCGCGCTTCCGCACCGGACTTGGCAATGATCTTGCCGTCCTTGTCTACGATATTACCTTTGCCGTCAGCGAACTGAGAGCCGACGCGCTGACGCTGCCCCGGAATTCCCTGTTGAGCCTTGTTATTTGTTGGCGCAGTGCCTTGCTGCGCTTTTCCTCGTCCCTCATCACTCTGATTAGTCCGCGTTGCAGGAGGTGATGTATCGCCGCGCTTATCGGGATCAGCTCCGGTCCCTTTACCGACTGCATCAGTTCCATCGCCTCCTTCCCCCGCTTCTGTTCCACCAGTGTCATTATCACCTGCACCACCGGAGGAAGTTCCATCTCCGTAGTCGGTGTCGTCGCCCTTGAGTGCGTCATCGATCAGGTCCATAGGATCACGAGGCATTTTCAGTACTCCGAATGGGTGTTATTGAGGGCGCTGTTGCTGCTGCTGTTGCGCCGTCTGTTGAAGTTTACCAAGGATGTCCTTCACAGGGATACCCTTGGCTATGTCTGCACCAACGGCGTGTCGCACGTCAGGTGGCATCTTCGCAAACAGTTGATCGATAACTCCGACGACACTGCCTACGTCGATTGGTGCTCCCGGTTGTCCACCCGGAGCGGGTTGCTGCTGTCCAGCTTCCGGAGGTCTTCCACCTTCCGGAGTTGGTGCGCCTTGCGGCATAATCTGCTGCTGCAAGAACTGCATGATCATCTGCCAGTCCTGCGGCTCGATCACCATCTCATCGCTGTACGCACGTTGCAGCATCTTGAACAGAACGAGGATGACTGCGGGGTTGTTCGCACCGAATTGACCGAGGATTTGGCCGAGTTCCTTCGCTTGTTCCTTACGAACCTTCGAAGTCGGCTTGAGTGACGAACCACCGACGACAGTGAGCGAGAACTTCCGCTGCGCTTCACGCATATCCATCGGTCCCGGCCAGTACTGTACGTGTTCTGGCCCAATCAGCGCACCGACTTCCTCTGGTGTCATGTTCGTCAAGCACAAGAGTAGCATCATGTATCCGACGCGTCCGATCGTCTCTTCGATCGCATCAATCTTCTCATCGAGACGCATACCTGTGCTACTCTCGTAGCTGTCGATAGCCTTGTTCGTAGTGTTCGTACGATATTCGACACCACGGAGGACTGACGACACACCTGATACACGATCCACAGCCTCGAAGAGGTTTCGCTTATCAAATAGCTGCGCGAAATCGACAGCCGGAATGGGCGGCGCATCGAGCATGTCTCCGAGTTTCATTCCTTCCGGAACTTTCACACCGATCAGTTTAGTATCCGATGATGGATTAACGAGTGATAGGATGTCCTTCTCGTCTTCGACCGCTCGCTTGTTGTAGACGAGCTGGTTCGACACTCTGTACCGCATCTTTGCGACTTGTGAGTTGATCCGATTGATCTCATCTTGTTGATCAAGGTAGTAGGAAGCTTCGCCACGCGCATACATGTCCTCCGGATCGGTGTGGAAGGCGAGCGGTGCAATCGGGAAGAAGTCTTCGAACCCATATGGGTCATCCCATACCCAAATCGGCCACTTCCAGTCATTGTCAGCGTACCACAGCACACGACGAGTGATCTTGTCCCACACTTTCCACACTTTTGTGCGGCAAGCACGGTTGAATGTGTTCTCGTCCGAGTAACCATAGTCCGCGAAGTTGTACTCGCTACCCTGAACGATGCGGAAGTTGGTGATTTCCTCATCATGGCCTGCGATGTCGCGCTTTCCGGTCCCATCGGCCTTCAAAACGTGCGTCGGCTTGTACAGCGACGTGTAATTTCCGTTCTCATCCTTCTTGCGGAACACTGCATTGAGGAATGAGGTCTCGAAGATGTCAGCAATCATGATCCACTTGCTGTCAGTGCCGTCCACCAACATGCCATCAGGGTCCATGATGACATCTTTCGGGTGTAGAGCCTTCGTCCACGGTCCCGGAGCTGACAACAAGTCAACTTTCTCATCGAGAGCCTGCAATTGGCCCTCAAGATCACGGATTTCCTTCTGAGACTTCGCGTTCGCAAGCTCTCCGGAGACACGAGTAATCTCGTCCATCACTGCGGCAGAGCTGGCTTCACGTTTGGTGTATCCGACCTCGATGTACGAGATATTCGTGAGTGTGGTACGCACCACTGACACACGCATCTTGGGCTTCAGATTGACACCGGGAGACGTACGCTTCTGCATCAACGTCCGCAGTAGCTTCTGCGCGCATGTAGTGAAGTACGCTTCCTCATCTCCGGACTTATTGCTGTGGACTGTGACATCGGGGTTCTTCGCGTAAATCGACGGCACGAGTGCGCTGACGTTCGCGAACACGATGTTCTCGGTGTTGGTGAACTCGCCACCAGTGATTTCGATC